TTAATTGGGTAAAGGATTTCATTTTATTTTACCTTACTCATTGCAAAATCCATCATTTTCATAAACCTGGTTTCGTCTTTGTTAATTGCGTCAGCAAACTTTTTCTTGTTTGCATCGTTCAACGAGTCATGCACCTTTACCATTGCAGATGCAGTGAACATGTCAACTTTTGTCTTTGAACCAGAAGCAAATTTAACAGCTCCGGCCGACTTTGTGTTTACGATTTTACGAAGATCATCGATAACGCCTTCTGATACAACTTCTACATAATCTTTATTACTAGGTAATTTGCCTTTATTAAGACCATTTTTAGCTTTATGTTTATCAAATGTGGGTTTAATACCACGCTTTTTAGCATTCTTTTCAGCTTTATCGATATCAACCATATGCTTAGCATAACCCTTCTTAAACATTTTAGGGTCAGATTTTTTATGTTCATCGTCATTTTTTGATTGCTTTTTATTACGCCAATCAATAAATTTTTTGCCAGACATTGCTGCGGCCCGATCACTGGAGGTATATTTACCGCCAAATAGACCTTTATTATCTTTGTATTTAGCACTGGTACCGGCAGCCTCTTCTAGCGGATTAGTAAAGCTATCGGCTTTTAAGCGGCCAATAATACGCCCACCCCCATCTGTAACAATAAAATCGCCGTTATCAGCAATACGAGAAGTTGTTCCGGCTTTTGCTCTTTTACCGCCAAGAGCCTTTGTCATTAGGGCCTTTACTGCTCTTTCTTTTACGCCTTCATCAAGTTCAATTTCTTCATTACGTATATTTTTTTGAAATGCTTTGTATTCTTTACGGCGGTCAGAGTCTTTGTCCATTAAAGAAAGAATTTTTTCACGTGGCTCTGTGTCTAAGTCATCGACAAACTTCTTCAGTTGTGCTGTTTGACCTTTCTTCATCATCATAGCAGCTTTTATAAAGTCCATCTTATCAATGCCGCCATGTTTACGGGCATAATCTTCAAGTTCTTTTGCAACACGTGACATTGTAGCTTCATCAAGATTTGATTCTCTTATTGAGGCTTTGTACAATTCTAAACCTTTAGAATATGCTGGGTTTTTCATCATTCGCTTTGACTCAGCATCATCTGGATTTTGATGAGCCATGCGAACTGTTGGTTCGTCCAACTTATGAGTTTTCATATGCTTTTTATATGCATTAAACTTTTTAGAATCTACTGCTGGACCAAATCTGTTTTTCATCGGAGTGGTTATTTCATTAACAGATTCAGCAAGCATCCAACCTTTTGTAAGATATTCTTTTTGTTTAGTCTTATCAATAACAATAGTTTTGCCAGCTTTATCTACAACCATAATTTCGGTTTTAGGATTTTTTAGCTGACGAGCTTCTTCAAGTTCAGCTTCTTCACCCATCGCCATTACTTCAGCTGTTGCGTACGAATACAGAGTTTGGATTTCCTTAGCAACGCCCGCCAATTTGTTTTGGAACCATTCTTCTGGATCTTGTGTTGATTGGAGGTAACGCGAAATACCAGATATGTTATGTGACATAGAGCGTAAAGAATTCATCATCATTGGAATTTCCTCCCACGCATTTTCGTCAAGTTCTTCACGCATGCTAGCTAAAGATTTTTGAGTAGAAGTCATTGTGCGTACTGGTTTTTTCCGGCCGGTCTTCGTACGGCCCATAGCTGCATTATGCGCTGCATCTTTTGCACGCTGAATCTTAATAAAGTCGCCAGACATCTTTGGCGCGCCTTTACGACGTGGAGCCTCGTCCAGGTCAGCTTCTTTCATATTTTTAGAAATTGCTTGACGGCGCTTATGGAGATATTCGTCTGATGAGTCGACATCACCATCGTTGTCAATGTCTTTGTCTTTACGGTCGTCAAATTTCTTTTTAACGGCTTTTGGATTGACTTTATCTAGCGCTTCATAAACTGCAGCGTCTTCTCCTGGGGCTAAATCTGCTCTACGTTTAACTTTGGCCGTGCCTGGTATTTCGCCAGTAAACTGATGGTCCAAAGCAACAGGATGGCCAACCATAGTTACAATATGTTTATCCTTAAACGCCTTTTCGTCGCCTGCTTTTGGCTGTGCCACTTCGGCTATTAAATTTTTAAAGGTTTTCATTTCAGGCCCTCTTTTTAAATGATTTTGTTTTATTTATAACTTTAAGTGATTCTTCAGCATCAATTTCAACATTATCATCCGTTGGCTCATTATTCTTAGGCTCTTTTTCGGAATTATCAAAATCGTCTTCTATGTCCACGTCTTGCATGTCTGGATCATTATATAACCCACTAGCTCTTTCTTGATCGATTTGCAATTGCATTTCGCGCATTTCATCGTCAGTCATAAACAAAACATTTTTGGTAATCCATTGTCTTGAATAGTATTTACCTACTTGTTCTTCCATATCTCTTAATGTTGTTATTTTTTCACGTAGAATTTCAGTCTGTTTTAATTCTTCAAAATAGTTATCTTTCATAAAGTCATAACGTATTTTATTTTTAATGTCTGCCCATTCTTCTGGATCCAACACTCCTTTTAAAATCAATTGCTTTTCAAGGAGGGAATCAAATAAACCTGAAAACCGGGTTCTTAATCTTCGAATAAATTTACTAAATTTTATTTCATCGCGTGTCATTTCAGAAACGCGGCCCATACTATACATATTTTCTGGCTCTAACCTAGAAACAGGAACCTTTAGAGATTTATATAATTTTCTTTGAAAATATGAAAGATTTTCATCACCGCTTAATGCTGCAGCATTTCCACCAGCTAAAATATCTACTTCTGTAGATCTTTCTCCACCACGGCGAGGGAACCAAAAATCTTCAGTCATAGTCATAAATTTACGACCGTCCGTAATATCACCGCTATCAGAATCATATTGTAATTTGTTTTTATGGCGAGTCATCATATCATGTAAATATTGCTCTGCTTTCATTTTAGGCAGGTTACCTACGTCGATATAAAAAATTCTTCTTTCAGGAGCTCTTGTAATTGTGTAAATTACAGTAGCATCTTCTAGCATGCGAAGCTGATTTAACGGTTTGATAGACGGGTGTAAGTATGAAAGAATCAATGAATTGTTTTCATTCATATACCCAGAAGTTATTCTTGCTACTGAATCTTTTGCAATTCTATAACCCTGAACAGTTTGCCCAGATGAAACATTGGAACTAACCGCCTTGGATCCAAACCCTGAATCAGAATAAAGATAATATTCTTTCTTAACTTTTTTCAAAGGAATTCCAGAATGAGGATCTTTTTGTTTTTCATCCACTTCTTTAATAAGACGAAGTTTCCGCGGATCTATATAACGAACTTCTTTTATACCATCTTTTAAGTTTTCATTGTCTATAATAATATGATAATTTAATCTGCCGTCAACATAAAACTTTTGGAAAATGTCATAACCATAATTTGAAAAGTCAAGAAAACGAAGAATTTCTTCAAATTCCTCTATTATCCTATCTTTTACCTTATCTGGTAAATCAGTATCGTCTAAAACCACTTCAACGGCGTTTTCGTGCGAATCGATGTTTATAGCTTCGTTAATAACTTCATCAACGGCCTGTGAAATTTCAGGCTGCAACATCATACTACGGTATTTTGTTACTAGTTCACCTTCAGTTTTGGCGTCTCCATCCATATTAATAGAAATACCATAGGATCCCCCGAGAGAGTTTCCTATGGTAATCGCGCCTTCGTCGTTAGTCGGTTCTACAAAAGAAACCGCAATGTCTTCATCAGCACCGCCAACGTCTTTTTTTATTTCAAATCCAAAAATTCGCATTAATTAATCATCCTATAAATTAAGTAGTTGAAGTGCCAGTGGTTCCTTCAACTCTCCACAGATCGTATTGGAATGTAACTCCAAATTCTTCGATCACATCAGTGGATTCCCATGAAAGGGGTATCGCGTCAACAGTGACAGGATATATACCCTCAAATACATATGTTCTAAGCAAACTTCCATCTTTACCAAATTGAGTTACAATCGCGTTTGATTTGTAATCCTGTGGTAACGACCGTGCATTAGAATCATGAGTATTTATTGCATTTGACCATGTTTCCATTGCATTGCGAACTAAAAAGTCTTCATCGTTAATAATTGTAACAGGCCAATCTTCAAACGTTCTGTCTCCGGCATATTTGACTTGACGACCAAAGTATGGAACCACATAAGAACCTAGAGTTGATCCAGGCAATGCCGCGGTTTTAACCATAAATGGTACTTTCAAATCAGCAAGGCCAGTAATTGGATTTGTGATTTGTACTTGGAAGAGGGTGGGTCTTGCCCCACCCCCTACTAATTGTGATTTAAATTCGTTGATATTAAATGCCATGATTATCTCCTTTTCTTTTATTTATTAGAGTGGCTGACCAACGATTTCATCAAACTCAACACCAGTTCTTGTGGCAACGAATGTCAATTCAATGACGTTAATTGAACGAGCAGGCTTAATAAAGATATTGCCTCTAAACAAGTTTCTATCAACAATGTCTGGGGTGTTTACAGTTGCATCAGATACAACTCTGAAATCAATAATACCACGTTTTCCTTGAATATCACGAAGGAATGGTTCCACTAAGTTTTTAAACTGCGTTTGAGTAAACTCGTCGTTAAAGTCAAAGAGGAACGACGCCGACACGGTAGATATAGCTTTTTCAACTGTAATGAAAAGACGGCGAACATTAATACGAGTAAATGCGCTTCCTGTTGCCGTGCCAAGGCCTGTTTTATCACCAAAGAGTAATACACCTTGACCAACTTGTGTAATAACTGGGTTAATGTCAGAACCGTATAATTGGTCTCTTTGGGCTTTATTTGGATTAAATGCTAATTTAACAACGTTTTTAATAAGGCCTCTTTTAAACCCGGCTGGCGATACCCAAGGCTCTACTCTCATAGTAAGACCTGCGATGTCACCGTTTAAAGGTATCCAACGGTATTCGTCGTTATATTTGTCATAACGATATTTATATCCGCTATCCATAAACCAATAAGATGAAGATTGCACTAGATTTCTAAATGCAATAACGTTTGTCATTTTAGTTTCAGGATTTGCTGGAGTAACAGCATCAGCTAAAGGCGGTGAAAAGTAAACAACACAATCTTTTCTATGTTCAGCAATATTTGATACAACATAATTTGGAAGATTTGAACTGTTAGATTTACCGCAAATAATAGCGGAAATATCAACTTGATTAGCATCTTTATATAAATCGTAACCTAAAGCTAGCTGGCCAAAAGGTATAGAAGCTTCGCCAAGACCATCTGTGCCGTCTACCATACGATCATAAATAGGAATTGTAATGCTAGTATTAACTAATGTGCCTGCGGCTATTTGTTTAACCCACGCAGAAGAATTAAACAACACGGTAGGATAATAGTTATTTGTGCCGTCTGGCAGTTTTGCATCGCTATTGACTGATAAGTTTTCGTATAATTCAAGAACAGTACCAGCAATTCCGGTTATTTCGCCACCAGCATCAACAACTGCAATGTGAATGTTATTTGCATTTGATGGGGCAGATTGCGCTATATTTGCATATCCCCATTTTCTTGTTATTTTTAACAGCGCAAGATTTGTTTCAGCTAACGTAAATCTATTTTTTGTTGTTATTGTATAGTTAAATGGTGCTACACCAGGACTTACAGTATCATCAGAAAATGCAGATACAACGAGGTCTTGGTATCCTACAGAATCGTTTCCTATCCGTATAATATCGTCTTGTTGTATAACGCCAATTGCGGCTGCAAAACCGTTTATGCTGAAAGTTGTTGTGTTAAATGCAATAGTTCCAGTTATATCCCCAACACCAGCAATTGCTTCTTCGTAAGATGTTTGTGATGCTACGGAAACTTCAATGCTATTTCCTAATTCTCCTGGATATTTTGCCTGAAAATATGTATTATCAGCAATTGCAGTATTTGCCCCATCGGTGACGCGTGTTACATATAACGCGTTCGAATACGACAGAAAGTCTGCTGCACTAAAAAAGGTTTCGTGATTTTGCCAAGACGTGTTTGCGTGTGGTTTACCAAAACGACGAGCTAGATCTTCTTCCGAAGAAACTAAAATGCGTTCGTTAATTGGGCCCCAACGAAAAACACCGGCAATAGCGGCAGGTGGTGTTCCAATAGCCGGTATTACTGCCGACGCATCTACTTCCCTGACGATTACGGATGGACTTACAGAAAAAGTCATATTTTTCTCCCCTGTGTAAGATTATTTGACACTTGTTTTCAATCTATTCTTGTTTATTTATAAAAAACCGTTTTTACATCATCCAGCGTTCGTCTTCTTCAATAGGCTGAAATCCTACGCTTAATGCATCTTCTCCGCTATCAATGAATCCGAATGGAAGAAGATCGTCTTGTATTTGCTCTTCGGTCTTTGCTCTTAGTTTATGTAGTGTATTTATATCTGTGATTTCTTTAAAGTATGCTTGACTTGTTAACCATCCAAATATAACCAAATTCATTACAAGATCGTCGTGAGATCCTGGTTCTGCTTCATACGAATTACCTTTTTTAGAAAATCTTGATAATTCTTGTATAGTTTCAAAATCGTTTATAATAAATTGGTTTTGTTCAATAAGCATTTTTAACATTGAACAACCAACCGCCTTTACGGATTTTGTAGTTCTAACACCGGTATCAGACATTTTTCCAAACCCGGATGAAATTCTTTTACCTTCTCGTCCTGCGCTTTCTGTGTGAAGTAAACTTTCGTAACCAAAGTCCATCAAAAGTGTATCTGATACCTGAGATCCAATATCGTTAATTTCGACTAAAACCAATGCTTCGTTATATGCAGTACCTACACGATATATAATAGACGCAAAATCTATTGGGGATATGTAATTATCTCTAAACGTGCAAACCTGTTTATATGGCATTGTTGTAATATCTATTACATTAAATGTAGAATAATCCAAACCTTTACCTCGAGAAACGTCAACAGTCATTGCATATATGTGATTTTTTTCAGCTTGTTCGTATTGACTAATACCTTCACTTGCATATAGCGGTATAGAAAATGCCAATTCTTTTAATTTCGCTCCGGATATGAGTGTTCCAGAAGACCCTAAAAACTGACCATTGTATTCTTGATTAAATTTTTCTTCGTCGTGGTCTAACGATTCGAGTGTTTCAGTTTTCCATTTTTCGTCTCTTCCTGGAACATCGCTCCACACAACCTTCACAAACTCATATCCGTTTGTTCCTTCTTCAGCTCCTTTGCAAGTTTTCCAAAAATGGTTTAATCCGTTTGGTGTAGAGGTCATTAGAAGCTTTGTAGATTCACCCGATGAAATAGTAGGATATACTGACGCGAAGAATTCGTCATACCCCTCAATGAAGGCTACCTCATCTAGATACAAGAATGAGATAGACTTACCGCGAATTGCAGAGCTTGATGTTGTACCAGCTAAAATGTTACATCCATTTTCTAATGCAATGTTACCTTTGTTCCATTCCTCGACACCTTGCTGAAGCCATTTTGGTAAAGCTTCAAAGGCCAATTTAATACGCGCGAGAACTTCTCGAGATGCGTCTCCTTTGTTTGCAAGAATAGCAACCGTTTTAAATTCGTTGAATAAAATATAATGTAATATTACAGCCACGGCCGTTGTTGTCTTACCAGCTTGTCTTGCAGTTAAAACAGCAACGCGTCTATTATTTGTTATTTTTTCAACAATGTCTTGCTGGTAATCATACATATCTAACGGAATAAGACCGTGGTCTACATGAACAATTTTTATATATTCTTTTGCAAAATATACAGGATCTTCGGAACATTTTAAATATTCTTTAATTAATTCCGGTGTCCATTCTATTTGTTCTCCAGTTTTCTTTAAATGTATGTTACCTAAGTAACCACTATTCATTAGTTTCACCTTTAATCATTTTAAGTAAATCGGCTGTAGAAAGTATAAGATTATTATTTGTTACGTTTGGCGGAGTATTAGATGCGCCGTTTTTTTCTTCTTTTGCATATTTTTTCTTAGTTGACATTTCAACAAAATCTTTATTTGCGTCAAGGAGCGTTTTCATTAAAGTTGATGCAACCTCAAAGGCGCGTGGAGACTCTGATTGTTTTGCAAGTTCTATCATTTCCTTTAAAGCATCATCACCTTGTTCTATAATATTTTTTATATTTCCACGGGCTTGCTCGATATCAACAATTGTATCATCTTCATCATCTACTGTCGCTAACGGTTTTTCTTCAATTATTTCCGGTAGATTTTCTTCTTTTGCTTCTTCTAAAGGTCTTAAACCAAGAACTTTTGCAATTTTGTCTTCGCTCATACTTCTGCCTCAGGATCTTCAGTCACAACTTTAATTGGAGCCCAATCATCATCATATTCGACGTCTAAGAAAGGTACAGCCTCATCTGCATCGGTTGTTGGTGCTCCGTTTGCAGTTAACCCAGGGAATGTATTTACGCCCCTCACAGGATCTACGGTTTCCCCATTCGTGGTATTATAAACATCAGTATCGACGAACTTAATTATTTTATTATCTTTTTCTGGTCCAAAATACCAGCATTTCATTGTAAAGTTGAGAGTCCACAATACAGATCTTCTTTCGGTAAACGCGCCTTCGTATAATTCTTCGTTCGTAACACCATTTAAAATAAGTGGTATATCAATAGGATCCATGTCATCGATTAATTTAACAGTTGATGTCCATTCCGGTTTAAAGAATGGAATTATTTGTTCAACTATTTTTGTTGCGTCCTCGGAATACTTAGTCATAATGTACAATGAAAAATCTACATTATACGGAGCTCCAGACCAAGTATAGTATCTTTTGTCTTCACTTTCTGAGCTAGTTTTAAATATTCTTTGCTTTGACGCAATCTTACGAGTTCCATCGTATGACATATTTGTCATTTCAAAAGACATTCGCGGGAGTGTAATTGCGGAAGGGTTACTTAAGTTTGGATCTTGCGTAATCTTGGCAAGAAACTTTTGAAACGGACCATATGCAATAGGTACTATGATACTTTGTACTTCAGCGTTATTGCTTCCATTCCGCGTGATACGAATCTTATTAAAAAGAGTACCAAATAAAGCAACATACTTTCTTGTACTTGAATTATAAAAGTGATTTACAAATGCCATGTTATACCTGTTGTCCTGCCGGAATATTCCGCCCTTGCGTTAAATCGCCAACATCAGTTGCGTTGCCATCGGCGGAAAAAGAAAACTTGTCAATCGTGTTTATTGTTTCTGCGCCGCCAGACGTATAGCCAGACTCTGTGCTAGATTGGCCTGCCCCGCTGCTCCTAGCTTGTGTGAGATCACCAACATCAGTAGCACTTGCGTCAGACGCGAAAGGAAATTTTTCAATTGAATTAGTGGTAGGAA